CACCAGGAATCAGCACAGCATCAAACATGACAGAAGGCATGTTGGCGAAAGTGTGATCGACCACAAGTTGTTTGCCTCCTTGGGTATTGACCGTTCCCAGCTGCCATGAAACGAGTTTGCACACGGCACCTGCGGCCGTCATATCCTGAACAAGCCGTCGTACTGAAGGTGCATCAACTCCATCGGCGACCAGAACGGCCAGACGCCGAGTCTTTATATTGTTGCCACCTCGCGCGATCATGCTCAAGGCCGAGTCTTCAATGACCTTAGTATTTACACGGTAGTCACGAAACCCAAGGCGCCCCGCAGCGGCTTTGGGATCTGGTGTATTGATCCCTAGCGATGAAGCAACTTTCAATGCCAGCTTGAGATCAACATGTGCGAGGTTGTCGACCATGCGCTGCCGAATATCGGCTGCCTCGACTTTAGACAATTCAAATCTGAATGCAGCAGTAATATGGTCTTTTTCAGCAATGCTTTGGCTATTCCAAAAAAGCGTAGCTTGAGAAAAATGATCATTGAATGAAGAATTACGGCGTCGTATTTTGGAGGCGGCAATAGGGTTGGGATGGGATTGAAAACCCTGGCTCGTTCCGTCGAGTCGAAACTCAAGCCCGTTGGCCAGGGTGTTAGGCTCATACGCGACGCGGCCTTTATTGATGGTCTGTCGGTTCAGGCCTGCACGTTGAAAGTTATGAACTGGACATACGCTTCGGTTGATAGGAATCTCGTGAAAATTTGGGCCGCCCAATCGCGTCAATTGACTGTCGGTGTACGAGAAAAGGCGGCCTTGCAACAATGGGTCATTGGAAAAATCAATGCCAGGCACCAAGTTTCCTGGATGAAACGCAACCTGTTCTGTTTCTGAAAAAAAATTCTCTACATTTCGGTTCAGAACCATCTTGCCAATAATTTGTACAGGTATTTGCGATTCGGGCAAGAGTTTTGTGGCGTCTAGGATGTCGAATCCAAGTTCTTCTTCTCTGCCCACATCCACAATCTGTACACCCAATTCCCACTCTGGATAATTGCCCATTTCAATGGCTTCCCAAAGATCGCGGCGTAAAAAATCCGGATCCTTGCCTGCAATTTTTTGGGCTTCATCCCAGTCAAGGGCGTGAACGCCCAATTTCGGTTTCCAGTGAAATTTGACGAAAAATGCGTCATTCTGCGAATTGATAAAGCGGAACGTATGAACACCAAAGCCTTCCATCATTCGAAAGCTGCGTGGCAGGCTTCGGTCGGACATCGTCCACATCAGCATGTGTGTTATTTCAGGAACCAATGAGGCAAAATCCCAAAACGTATCGTGTGCACTGCTAGCCTGTGGCATTTCATGGTGCGGCTCCGGCTTCAAGGCATGCACCAGATCTGGAAACTTGATCGCGTCCTGGATGTAAAAGACTGGGATGTTGTTGCCCACCAAGTCATAGTTGCCTTCCTGGGTGTAGAACTTGACAGCGAATCCACGGACATCCCGGACTGTATCTGCCGATCCTAGGGAACCTAGCGAAGAGGAAAAGCGTACAAACACAGGCGTTTCGATCTCAGGATCTTGCAGAAAAGCGGCACTGGTGTACTGAACCATTGACTTGTATGGCTTGAAATACCCATGCGCGCCGCAACCACGCGCATTGACCACTCGCTCTGGAATGCGTTCATGGCCAAAATGAGTAATTTTTTCCCGCAGGATGAAATCCTCAAGCAGGGTAGGGCCGTTCTCGCCTGCCCTGAGTGAATTGTGGTTATCAGCTATTTGAGTACCCTGATTGCTGGTCAAGGTTGAAGTCGCGCCAACTGTAAAGTTATCCAGCTGAACTTTTTTATCCTGATTGCTTTTTGCTGAAGAGGCTGTGCTACGCGAATTGACCGCATTACGCTTCGGAAGCAAAGACATGAATTTCCTTTGTGATGTCTGATCTTGAAAAAGTGCGAAAACTTTTTATAAACAAGCTCAAAATTGAACGAGCAAAACGTCAACGATACATTTCGAAAGCAAATTTTCACGTAGGCAGAAGCCCTTTCTGAGGGCGAGAAATCACACCAGTCATTGATAGCATTAGGCCAATTTTTCTTCAAGCAAACGAGCCGCCTTGCTTGATACCGATGAACCCGCGCGACTGTAGGCCAGCACAGTAGCTACGCTTTGGTGGCCTGTCATTGCCATGGTTTCGATTAGTGGCATATTTTGACGGCCAGCTTCGGTAACAAAGCCAGAGCGTAGCGAGTGGGCAGAAAAGTCCCCCGTGATGCCCGCCAATTCACATCGGTATTTCACAATGTCACGCACGGCAGCTGGGGCCAATTCCGCGCCCAGTTGCCCTCCTTTGCGTACCTGCCTAAAAATGCGGCCCTCATTAATTTCAGAGGCATCTAGCCATGCACTCATTGCTGTCGCCGCGATGCCCAACACAGGTTTTTCATTTTCTGGCCGATGCAGCCCTGCTTGATTGGTTTTTGAATGCATCAAGGTATAAGTAAATCCTTCTTCGACACGCTTCAAGAACCTCATGTCGGCACTGGTGACTTCAGAACGGCGTCGACCACCACTGGCCCAGGCAAAGAGCAGTAGGGCGCGATCACGCTTGCCACGAAGCGTGTCATCGCATGTGTCCAGCAAAGCATTTAAGGAGGGTTTTGTCAAAGCTTCTTTTTTGCTAGGCATGACACCTCGTTTAGCGTAAGCCTTTCGAATATACGCAAGCAGCTCCCTCACTTGCGCATCATGGCAAGGATTGATGGCATCACGCAGATGATGAGTTTTGGACAACACTGCAATTCGGTGCACCAACGTGCTGTATGCCAAGGCACCTGGCTTTCTCTTATGGCCTGCATTCACCAAGGCTAAATCAATGCTTGCTGGCAGTTCGGATACAAGACCTTTGTCTGTCATTCGCTCGATATGGTCAACGATGAATTGCAATACAGCAGAAACTGCAACCGGCAACTGAATTGGACATCTATAACGCATGACATGCCAAGCTGCCCAGTACCTAAGGGCGCTACGGTAACTTGTTTGGGTATTTGCACACTCACCCTCACGTAGCAGTTCATCAATTGCGCATTGCGCAGCACCATCAAGAACTGAGCTTTTCAAAGCAGGAATAGTCTGTTCCAAGGAAATCAACATCAAAACCACCTAAAAAATAATTAATCGTACATCTAATGTATGATGTATAACAAAAATAGAAATTTTACCTACGATAACTACAAATTATCGTGGGTAAAATTTTTAAAGAGAAATTTAATGCATTCCAAAAGTAACCCATCCCGAGGCGTTCAACAGGAAGATGTATGGCTGGCTGCGGACAGCCTGGTTTCTGAAGGACTAAGGCCTACTATTGAAAAAGTGCGCCAAAGGATCGGACGGGGTTCTCCAAATACTGTCAGCCCGATGCTGGACGCTTGGTTTTCTACCTTGGGTGCACGCATTGGCGTCAGTGCCCCCGAAAATAGTGGTGATCAAATGCCCAATTTTTTGCAGCAAGCAATGCAGAACATATGGCAAATGGCGTTGTCACACGGCCAAGAAGAGGCCGATCGACAAGTCGCTCAATCCAGGGCCGAGCTGGCTCAGGCCACAAAAGCGCTGGGAATCAAGGAAAGCGAATTTATCCACCAAGAACAATTGCGATTGGCCAAACAGCAAGTGATCGAGGCCGCGCTGAACGTTGCGCAGAAGAAAGTTGAGGATTTCATGATGCGCTTGAGTCAGTCCCAGAAACTGGCAAGGAAACAGGAGGATGAACTGGAGAAGCTTCGCGCAAAACTTACGGCGGTTGAGGATGAACGCAACTTAGCCAAATGTCGGCTTGAGGAAGATGCGACCAAACATACCCAAGAGTGGCTTAGACAGAATGAGCGTAGCCAAGCCACGCAGCATAAATTGCTCGAAGAAATTGACAAAGCACGCCACGAGACAAAAAAGATACGGGCAAATTTTCTGCTTGCAGAAAAACGTCTTGATGCCGAGCGCAGTGTTGCCCATCAAGAAAAAATCTTGCTTCAGGACCAGTTGTCAAAAACTAAAGAATTGCTAGCGACCCAAGCGCTTGACCTTAAAAGATTGCATGAGGCGCTGGACGTTTCAAACTTGCGCGCAGATGAGATCAATAGTTTGCTGGAAAAACAGCAGATTGTGAGTGAAACCACAATTTCTGGTTTGATGGAAGCTTTGTCTTTGCACGCTGTTCAACAAACGCCACGATTGAAACTTCCAGTCAGGAAAGTCAAACGTCCAATTCGCACTCAAAAATTCGATAGGTGAGGCAGAAGCAGATGGTTTAAACGTGCAATAGAAAAGTTAGTCAAAGTTAACATAATATACATCGTGGAATGTCACTCATCATCGCGCCGCCTAGGGTAAGGCTGGCCAGCAGGAGCACGGCGGAACTGGTGGCCGCGCCAGTCTGACGCAACCACTTTCCCAGCAGGGCCTGGAGTTGCTCGCGTTTGGCTCCCTTGGCGCTCTCGATGGTGGCCCGGACCAGCTCTTGTACGGCGTCCTCCTTGGCAAAACCTGCCAGGCGCGCTCGGTCTGCTGGTGTGCAGGTTCTGTTTCCTGTTTTCCAGTTGGATATGTGCTGTTGGGGGATGCCAAGCTCTTTAGCTAGCTTGTATTCGCTACCCACTATTGCAGCGGCTTTTTTGATTAGCGAAATCAATGAGTCATCTATAGTCATACGTGTCAAACCTGGTTACCATTGATACACTATCCAAAGTTGGTTAGTGCCGAGTGCGGTAGATACGCCTCTCGTGCTCATTCTCTATCAACGGACCGACCAATGATTACTCCTGTTACTGCTGCGGCCTTTACGGTGCCGCGTCAACCTGCCTACGGGGTCGCCCTGGCTGAAAACGTCGAAGCCGCAAGGGTCGGTCCTGTCGCTGAGGCCGGGCCAGGGGTCCCCACCCTTTCTACTGCTGTCGAGCTGACCTACACGGCTTATCCGCTGTCCCTGCGCGGTCCTTTGCATGCCCGCACCTTCGCTGACTTTAGAGCCTGCCTGGGCGTGTTGTCTGAGCTGCTGGCCCATGGCTACTTTGTGTCCCTGCGCGCGGTTTAGACCCCAGCCTCAAGCCTTCGGTTCCCTGGGAAATGCCGTGTGCTTCGGGGTGGTGTCTTTGCCACTGTGACCGCGTGAAATAGCGCAGAAAGAATTTTCAACCATGCCCATGCCCTCCTACATTCAGATTCTCAAAGTCGGTGAAGTCCAAGACAAGGCTTTTGAAGGCCGCGCCTACCAAGTGCAGGAAGCCGAGTGCGTCCTGCTCGATGAAAACGGCGAGACTGATTGCATTGGCGTCCTGCGCTTTTCGGAAGCTTTCCGTAAGAATCCCCCAGCGCGCGGCGTGTACGTGCCCGTGTTCTCGATGGTGGCCAGTCCAAAGGACCGGAAGATCGGCTCCGTCATCACCGGCTTAACACCTGTTTCCATGGAAAACATCAAGCGCAAGGCGGCGTCTGCTCTTGGTGCTGCCACTGCTGCTGTTGTGGCCGCTGTAAAGGTCTAACCGATGCGCTCCGCCCTGCTCTACTGGCTCTCTGCTGCGGTGCTGGCCTTCCTGGCCGCTTGCGCTGCACCTGAGCCTGTCAACCCTGAGCGCGGCTCGTATTCCGGGCATGCGGCCTTTCTCGAACGTGCAAAGGCGGGCTGGTGATGACTGCTGACCAGTTTTCGCATTTGGTGGAGCTGTTGAGCGCTGCCGGGGTGGTGCTGGCCTTTGCGCTGGGCTACCTCGGGGGGTACGCGCAATGATCGCCCGCTGTGTCGCCTGGGCGCTGCTGGCCGGGGCTTGCGTGGTGGGTTACCAAGCTGTTGGCCACTGGCGTAACCCGTGGTCTGCTGTTTCGGGCGTGGCCGCGTCGCCTGTGCTGGGCATGCTGCCGCCAGCGTCGAACGGTTGCGGCAAGGAGTGCCTGAAATGACAACCTACGTTGTCGTGTTTATGGCGGCCTGGGCGGCGGGCTACGTGCTGGGATTCAAGGTTCGCGCTATTCGCACGGTGATTTATGCGAGCTGACCTCGTTGGAAAGCAGTTGTTGGGCGGCTCCGCAGGGGCGCAGGGCCCCGCTCCCGCATTCAAGAGCAAATTTATTTGCGGAAGCCGCAGGGGTCCCGCGCGAAGCGTGGGGGGCCGGCTACAGGCCCTCTCCGGGTTTGTCCATGGGATAGCCCGGCAGGGCGGTCCGCAAAGCGGAATCCTGTGGGCAAGCCCGTCCCCGCTCCCGGCGGAACGCCTAGCGGGGGCGGCAAGCCCACAAGTTGCCTTGAGGGAGAACGTCCCGCAAAGCCTGCCAGCGCTGAGAAGCGTCGTGGTCTTTGCGGTGCGCTTTTGCACTGTCCTGACAAGGAAAAAGAAATGACCAAGCGTCGAAAATTCGCCCGGCTCGCTGCCCTCGCTCTCGCTGCTGGTGCTGGCATGTCCGCCCATGCCGCAGACCCTGCAACTGCTCTGGAAGCTCTGGGGGAGCTGTCCACCACGGCTACCGGTTTTGGCCCGGTGATGTTCGGTCTGGCTGTTACGGTCACCGGCATCATGATTGGTGTGAAGTGGATCAAGCGCGGCAAGGGCGCTGCATAAGCTTCGGGCTTTTTCTGGTGGGCATGGCGTTTCCGTGCCCACTGGTAAAACCCTGGATTACCTATGAAAAGACTTTGCGCCGTTGCTGCGGCTTTTGCCGTGTTCGCTTATTCGCATGTCGTTTTAGCGTCAACTACTTCAACTGCTGCTGGTTGGGCTGCGGGTGTCAGCACTACCGGACAAACTATCTGGTTTGGGCCTGCTAATCAGACCAAGAGTTCTGCGGCTATGGGTTTGGCGATATGGGAGGCTGCTACTACTGGCGGTGGCGCAAAACTTACTACTTCTGCTAGTTTGGCTGTGGGGGCTGGGGAGGCTGCTGTCGTGGCTAAGGGCGTGGTTACAGGTGCTAATGTCTTCAATGCCTTTAAATCTGTTGTTGGTGGTCCTTTGGGTTTGGCGTTGCTTGCTGCGCCGCCTATTGTCAATTGGCTTCTTGAGCAAAATATTAGGTCAAAGCCGGGTACGAAGGACTTTGAGAAGCTCAAAGATGTTCCGGGTTATGCCATAGGGGACATTAAAGGCTTGACTCAGAAGGACGTTTGCGATTCTTTTGTGGCTTCTAATTACCCCAGCAGTAAATATGAGTCGTATTCCGGCAGCACTTCCTCTAATCAATGTCTAGTAACTGAGGTTTATAAACCTGAGCCTCCGCAGGTTGGTTGGACGGACGTAATTGGGCGCGTTGACATCACTACTACTCCTAGTGTGCCTGCTGACCCTACAAAGCCTGATAGTTGGTTGCCCAAGTCAATGGACGATATCGCCCCGTACATGACTCCTCGCCCTACCCTTCCGTCTGTTGTTGGCGAGTTGCTTGATAAGGGGGCGTCCTTGCCTGTTACCTCCCCTTCGGTTACTGGCCCGGCGACGGTTACTGCACCTCCGGTTGTGTCCACTACGAATAATGGTACTGAAACCACTACTTCCACGAAAACCACTAAATCAACACAGAGTTACTCCACTGGTTCTCCCTCGACTGGTGCGCCTGTTGCGCCAAAGGTGACCTCTACTACTAACACAACTACAGTGGTTACTGTCACAAATAACACGACGGGGAATGTTATTAATACCACTACGAATAACACGAATAACCCTACTGATCCTGCATCGTTGCCTACTGCTGGTACCGATCCGGCTGAGCCGACTGATCTTGAGACTTGTGGTCTTCCGGGTAAGCCTAAGTGTTTGATCGATGAAACTGGCACGCCTGAGGCTAAGGCTGATGCGGAATACGACACGAAGCTAGAGGACTACAAAACGAAAACTCAGGAATTGCAGGACAAGACGGTTGATTCGCAGGACAAGTCCTTGTTCAATTCCGGCTGGTCGCAGGCGTTCTTTGCTCCGCCGATCGTGGCCTGCACGGGCTACGTGCTGCCGCGCGATATGGGGACGTTAGACCCTTGCCCTGTGGTTGACGGTGTTCGCTCTGTCATGGCCTATATATGGGCTGTCTCGGGTTTGATTCTTTCCCTTCGCATGATTCGTCAGGTAATGTAAATGCCGCTCCTTGCTGTCTTGATTACCTCGCTAGCGTCTGCGCTGGCGTCTTTCTTTGTTCGCTTTGTCAGTGTGGGCCTCGCCGTCAAGCTGGCGGCTTACACGGCCTGGATGACAGTCTTTGCGGCTTTCCTGACCTCCGTTTTTGTCTGTGTGTCCTCCCTGCTCCAGATGACGCAAAGCATGGCCTCGGGTGGTGTGGCTGGAACGCCTTGGCTGGCTTACTTCTGGATGGGGCTGGGCATGTTCATTCCGTCCAATGCCTCGGCGGTGCTGTCTTGTGTCGCGTCTATCTGGATCTCCACCTACGTTTACAAAACCCAACAGCGCGCCATTTTCACGTTCGGCAAATGACTGATTACGCTTATACGGGCAAGAAAGGGACCGGCAAGAGCAAAAATGCCGTGCGCGTTGCCCGTGACCTCTACTTGCTGCAAGGTCGCTCTGTGGCGTCCAACCTGGATATCTACCTTGAGCCGATGTTTGGCCCCTACAGCCGCAAGACCTATGTTCGCATTCCAGACAAGCCCTGTGAGTTTGATTTGCTGGCCGTTGG